AGATGACCACATTAAAACCTTACATAACCTAGCCAGCGCACCACGTACACACCAGCTCACAAACAAGGAAATAACCAGTATAAACGCTGGTATTTCCGCACTCATGGTTATACGTGATGGCAATTACCAGCTGGAAACGAACAACATTGATATATCAGTAAAGCACTCACCCGACATAACCAAAAGTGAAGTTATAGCAACCCTTAGAGCTTTAGCAAATATCATAGAGAAAGGAGTAACATGATTGACCTCAAAACCTTATACGAACAAATAACAGCATCTTTTGACAAAATCGAAGATAAGGAAACTGATGTTTACAGCATCGAAATATTCCAACAACCCGATACACCTATTTTCGCTTTTGCCTACTGGACTAAAAAGCATCATATACTAAGAAGTATATCATTCACAAACAACTAAAAAGGAGAACAATTATGAAAGTAGGAATAAACTTAAACGCAATCGGTGACAGATACATAGCTGGTCTTTATTACAACATGAACAACTCAAGGCATGATGAAGAAGCAATAGCAAAATTATGGGTCAACGAATATGATGAAGTCTATATTATCGGCTTCGATAATAATTGTGACGATTTTATCAACGAAATTGTGCTAAAAGGTTGCAGAATATCTTGACAAATCACACCAAATAACCTATAATATTTAGCTGGTAATCAATTTCAGCGTAACCCCTATCACACTGAAATAACCCAACCAACTCCCATAATTACCAGCTCCCAAATACTTTTTCAAAACTCTAAGTCTTTTGGCAAGGGTGAACAGTCAAGCTGTTTACTGGTGTCACTCACCAGCACCCTACTCGAATGTTTCACGTGAAACATTCACAGTAACTAACAACCTCATTACAAACAAAAAAGAAAAGGAGAAAAAACTATGAGGAGAGATTTAATCACAAGAACAATCAGTGGCACAATGGCAACAGTAAAGGTAATCAACCCAGTAACCGGCGAGATTAGCACACGTGATATTATGCTGTCAAAGGTACTTGAGGGTAGCAAGTTGGAGAAAGCTGTACGCAATGAGCTTCAGCCCGATGAAGCGTTTGTGGCAATAGTAGCCAGCGTAAGAGTTGACAAGCTCTATGGTATTACACCATCAGACTTCATGGCACACGCTATCGAACTTGACCCAGCAACACGTGATGCAATCGAAGCATAATCAGTAACCAATCAACCACTAAATTCATTAAACAAAGGAGAACAAAATCATGGCAAAGAAAGAAGCAACAGCAAAGGCAAGCAACTATTCAGCATCAATCGTAGAAGCATCAAGAGAACTGACAGCAAAAGAGAGAGTAATGTTCAAAGACCTCGGTAATGCAGAGAGCATGGTAGACTTTGCAACATCAGCACGTGAAGCTGGTGAAAAGGCTACAATTGACGTAGCTGACTGGGCTGTAATTAGCGTACACAACGAAGCTATAGATGATGTAGATTACACTAACTACCTCATTATCGATAAGAATGGAAACAAGTATTACACTGGTTCAGAGAGTTTGTGGAACAGCTTCAAGAACATCTATGAAGAAATGAAGAATGAAACAGAGGACTGGGGCATCCAGCTTAATCTCTTACCCAGCAAGAACTACAAAGGAAAAGAAATTCTTACTTGTAGCTTAATCTAATCCAATAACAATAGAACAATCTTACTCGGCAAAGCCCACCACTTAGTAATAGGTGGTGGGTATTTTTAACAAAAGGATAGCAAATATGCGATTAGAATTTAATCCAAGAGCGTTATGTTACAATTTGTACTGTGATACAAGAGAAGAAGAAGAGAAAATGAAACAAATGTTGGAAAAGCCATTAACAGCAACAAAACTCAAAAGCATAGATAACATGATTTATGCTGATACAGACAGTGTAAGAAATGTAATGAAAACCAAATTAAATTCAGTATATGGAAAGGCGGTAACAGATATGGCAAAAGAATACATAGTAGTACATCAAGATAAAAGACCTTTAATTATTTTCCTACAGCATATACAAGCTATCAAGCAAGGTGTTGACAATCAAGCAAAAATATTTGTTGTAGATGACTGTTTCGTTACTGATGAAAAATACGCTGATGTGATTAAGCAAATAGTATAATGTTTCACGTGAAACATAACCACGAAGGGGAGTAAGTGGAATATGGCAAAGAGTAAAAAATCACGAAAGCTAAACCTTACAGAGAAATACGAGCGTAGACGTATATGGGGTGGATATTTCGGGTTAGCTTTCAAAGAAATGAAAAGGGCAACAAAGAAAGCCCTTAAAGCGATTGACAAAGCAATCAAACAGAAACGACTGGAACTAAAGCAAGAGGGCGTTACAGATATTCCATCAGTTTCACAAGTAGCAAAATATGAACGTCAGCACAAACAACTAGAAAAACAAGAAGAACAAGAACGTGAACCATTACCATACGCATCAGAAGATGAATACCCTTACATAGACGCAAACGAAGAAATAATAAATTCATTCCTTGATACAATGCACGAAGCACTAACAGAAGCTACAAAAGTGTATGGTTTAACATCACCATGGAGATCAAGAGCGTTTGAAGAACAAATCATATCAATCATGCAGAAGTTTAACCAACTACGTGATGAACGTGGCGATGAATTTGTAGCACAGAAGATAGCGGAGAGTTTAGATTACGCTCAATTAGTAGTAACTATAGCCTACGATTATGATGGAGCTACAGAAATGCTGGATAATATGTCGGACGTATTTGATGGCATTATAGACAGTATCTATTAGTGAAGATATATAGCGCAGACTTTGAAACTACAGTATATGAGGGGCAAGACCATACGGAAGTGTGGGCGTCCGCACTGGTTGCACTGGATAGTGACGAGCCAGTTGTACATCATTCAATACAAGAAACGCTGGATTATCTCAACGCACAGAAAGAGGATGCAATCCTTTACTATCATAACTTAAAATTTGATGGGAACTTTTGGCTATCCTATCTCATAACTGTACTAGGTTTCAAACAAGGTTTTGAATACGTATCAGAAACAGAAATAACATGGAAAAAGAAAAAACAACTCAACAACAATGAAGTGATATATTCCATATCATCAATGGGTCAATGGTACACAATCACATTCAAATATCGTGGTCACTTCTATACCCTAAAGGACAGCTTAAAGTTACTACCTTTTACGCTACGCAAGATTGGCAAGGATTTTCACACAGAGCATCAAAAGCTGGACATGGACTACGAGGGCTACCGATACGCTGGATGTGAGATAACACCCGAGGAAATGGAGTACATCAAGAATGATGTTCTTGTACTAAAAGAAGCACTTAACATCATGTTTGGTGAGGGTCATGACAAGCTAACCATTGGAGCTTGTTGCTTATCAGAATATAAAAAGTTTCTAGGCAAAGAGGACTGGGATATATTTTTTCCAAAGCTACACGAAATTGAGATAGATGAAAACCTTTATGGTTCACCAAATGCTGATGCTTACATTCGTAATTCATATCGTGGTGGCTGGTGCTATCTAGTAGATGGTTGTAGTGGCAAAACATATCACAAAGGAACTACCGCAGATGTGAACAGCTTATACCCATCAATGATGTCAAGTCAATCGGGCAACTATTATCCAGTAGGAAAGCCAAAGTTTTGGAGTGGTAATCATATACCAATTGAGGCAACAAAGAACAATCGTTACTACTTCATCCGAATAAGAACACGCTTCTATCTTCGCAAGGGAAAACTACCATTCGTACAGATAAAGCATAACCCTAGATATAAAGCAACAGAAATGCTCAAAACATCAGACGTATACGACAAGCACACTGGCAAATATTACAGACAATTCAAAGACATAAATGGAGAGATACAAGACACAAGAGTAACATTAACACTTACCATGACAGATTACCAGCTCTTAAAAGAGCACTACATTTTAGAGGATGATGAAATACTAGATGGATGCTGGTTCTATGCAGAGATAGGAATATTTGACCCATACATTGATTGCTACAAGAAGCAAAAGATGGAAAGCAAAGGTGCAAAGCGACAGATTGCAAAACTTTTCCTTAACAATCTCTATGGAAAGATGGCAACCTCACCAATATCATCATTCAAGTATGCAGAGGTAAACGAAGATGAAAGCCTACACTACAAAGTGCAAACAGAAACAAACAAAGAACCAGTATACATAGCTTGTGGGTCAGCAATCACCAGTTACAGTAGAAACTTTACGATACGTGCAGCTCAAATGAACTTTCATGGAGCAGACAAAAGAGGTTTCAAGTACGCAGATACAGACAGCATACATTGTGACCTTGACCCATCAGAGATTGTAGGTATCAGAGTATCAGACAATGACTTTTGTGCATGGAAACTGGAAAGCTGTTGGGATATAGCAAAGTTTGTAAGACAAAAGACATACGTTGAACACGTAACGCACGAAGATTTAAAGCCAGTTGAGAAACCATATTATAATATCAAGTGCGCTGGTATGCCCGAAAGCTGTAAAGACCTATTACTTATATCAATGGGAGAGAAAGAACCGACACCAAAGCAAGAGATATACGCAGACTTCTACAACAAAAAGCGCACACTGGATGATTTCAAGATAGGACTTACAATACCCAGCAAGTTAGTACCCAAGACCATCAATGGTGGTGTGATACTGGTAGAAACAGACTACACATTACGAGATATATGAAAAGAGGTAATCACTGAAACCAGTAATTACCTCTTTCTTATATCCTTGCTTTTCACAGCTCGGATACTATTCACAAGATGTGGTTCATACAGCACACCAGCAAAGTGTAATACGCCAAGGGGCAGAACTTAATCTGTTGCTTCGACACCCTTGCAACGGAAGTATGATAACACACCCGAATAGCCAATCATAAAATCTGATAGCGCAACATATCAAAGAAAGCACTTTTACATTCTTGATTTTTAAATCTCAATAAACCATGCTCAAACACAGAGCGTAACATTGATACATAAGGATTAGCAACACCAGCCAAGATGTAATTAACGTCATGACTGGAAGCATTGAATGATAATTTAACTTTATAATCATAATCCACATTATTATCAATATAATAGATACCAAGATTAGTATAAAACCTAACCGCATAATCCTTATCACCATTCCTAACAGTTGCAATATATGTATTGTTACCTTTTGGTCTATCAATGAACGAAGCATTATCATTTAGATAGACATTCTGTGCAGAGTAGGCAACATACTGTTCATTTTTAAAAGCACGATTGAAACCACTATTAAGCTGTTGCTGAGCTGTGCTTTCAATATATGTTTGCTCTAGCACAAAGCCATCACCTTTGAGATACTTAGTATCTTCATGTAATCTATCAGAGATACCCAGTGAAAGGAAATAAGGATTGATTAAGCTAACCTTGTTAGATAACATATACAATGGCACACGCCTTACAGCTTCACCATTACCACGTGCAATACTGGTATGAATAGAAAGAAGTTTGTTCAATTCGTTAGGGCAGTAGTGGTTATTCTCACTTTGAAATTCATCAAACAGCATCTTATCTACATCAGACAACAGATGTGAAAACTTCTTCAAACTATCAGCATTGTTAAGTGTGACACAGTAACCGCATGATACGTCATTAAGGAACAGCTCAACAAAGATACCATTAGCCCTACGCTTATCAGTCATTACATCAGTAGGGAAGAACAGTCTTTGTATATCCTTAAAGAATTTGTCAGCGCAATCTGAAAGCTCATAGTTCCAGCGATACACTAGGCAAAATTTTTTCTTTTTAGTTTTAAAGTCTTTGACAAAGTATCTGTTAAACCATGTTGTCTTACCTATACTACGATTACCAGTCGTTAAATATATTTCGGGCTGGTTATTATTAAGGTCTTTCATGGATAACAGCTTTGTTCCATCATAAAAATCACCCATATATTATATTCCTTTCAAGGGTATTATACCACACCAGCTTGACAAATGCAATCTAATAGTATATCATATAAGTGAATAAATAGCAAGGAGTAAAATTATGTCAAGTGAGATTATTCAGATGCTACTAAGTGGTATATTTTCATTAGCTGGTGCTGGCATGGGTGTAGTTGCAACAAGCAAATTGACAAACTATCGCCTTGCTGAACTTGAAAAGAAAGTTGATAGTTTAAGTGCAGAGGTCAAAAACTTCTCATCTTTAGGACAGCGCATAGCTTTATTAGAGCAAAGGATGAACATTTATGAAAAGGAGAACAAATGAAAAAATATCTTACATCAAGAAAATTTTTATTAACATTCGCATCTTTTTGTGGCTCAATCGGCACAGCAATAGCTGGTTTGAACAGTGATAATGAAACACTTGTAATCGTTGGCATTATCTGTTCATCACTTTCTGTTGCTATCTACACGCTGGTTGAGGGCATTGTAGATGCAACCGCTACTACTAATCGGAGTATTGAGATTAGAGAAAATGTTTCACGTGAAACATTGGAAAGGGAACTTGATGGGAGCAAAAACTAAGCTCAAGGGAATTGATATTTCACATCATAACAAATACAACTTACCACCATTTGAGAAGCAAGACTTCATTATTATGAAAGCATCAGAGGGTGTTAGTTACAAAGACCCTATGATGGATGCTTACATAGAGAAGTTACCACATGATATGCTTTATGGTTTCTACCATTTTGCAAGACCCGAACGCAATCGTGCAAAAGAAGAAGCACTTAACTTTTGCAAGACCATTGAACCTTATGGTGAGGATGCTATGCTGGTACTTGACTGGGAAGCTCAAGCAGTTGCTCAACCAATCGAGTGGGCTGTTCAGTGGTGCAACGAGGTAGAGAAAGTCTTTGGAAAGAAACCGCTTATCTATTGTTCAAGCTGGTATACTAAGAAATGCAAACCACTACTTGAAAACAATAACGGACTTTGGGTTGCACATTATACCAAAGCTGATAAGCCTAAAGTATATACTTATCCTACTTGGGCTATGTGGCAGTATACTTCTACACCCTATGACAAAGATATATTCAATGGCACAAGAAAACAATTTGAAGCCTATTGCAGAAGAGGATGAACTAACAATGGCAAGTCACCATGTATCAGAATTGAAGATATGGAATTTCTTTATGGGCATATTTCAAAACAATGAATATGCTTGCGCTGGTGCAATGGGTAATATGCAATGGGAGAGTGGGTGTTATTCAGATAATGCTGAAAATCTTTGGAATAATACATTTCACATTACTGATGAAACATTAACAGCACAGATAAATGATGGAACTATTGACCTTAACACTTTCTTACAGCGTAGCTGGTGGATAAATAACTATGGCTTTGGTTATGGTCTTTCTCAATGGACTGATACTACAAGAAGAACCGAACTATGGAACAGAACTATTGGCAGAGGTTATGACATTGATGATGAAAATGCGCAACTTGATTATATAGAATGGGAATGGACTAATCCAAGTTCATATTATAATCAATTTTTAAGCGGTATGCTTAATGCTCAAAGCGTTGAAGAAGCCACAAGATATTATTTAGCACATTATGAAGTCGGAGCTTGGAATGATAAACGTTTAGAGTTTGCAAACTATTATTATAATACTTATGGAACTGGTGCATCACCATCAATACAAATTTTAGTAATCGGGAATGGTACAGCAACAGTATCAAATAGGACACCACAAGCTGGTGATTTAATAACATTAACTTGTAGACCAAATAATGGTGAAAATCTTGTTGATATTGATATACGAGAGATTGTTACTGGCTATGCAGTAGCTTGTTCAGTAGTTGAAGTACAGACAATTCCCTTTACTGGAAACAGTTGGTTCATAACAGTAACATTCACTGGTCAGACACCACCCGACCCAGACCCACCACCAATACCACCATTTATGCAGAGAAATGATGACAGATTAAAGATATGGGAGTACCCAGTTTTCGCAAAAAGGAGAAGATAAATGGCAAAATTAACACCAAATGATTTTATGAAAGCTGTTCAAGGAATACTTAAAGATAGAACAGATGATGAAGCACTCAAATTTCTTGAGGATTGCAAAGACACCATTACAGAAGATGACAACGATTACAAAACAATGTACGAAGCCGAAGTCGAAGCCAAGAAAAAGCTGGATGATGAATGGCGTACAAAGTACAAAGAACGTTTTTATTCTTCTGATACCAATATCAATAATGACAAAGACAAAGACAATCAAGACAACACAAAGAAAGACCCAAACTTTGATACTCGAAGTGAAGAATTAAAGAAAGCTGAAAGTATCACTATTGATGATTTATTTAAACCAGTAGAATAATATGTAAAGGAGAATGATTATGCCTACAAGACCTACTAAAGTTACTCTTGATACGAATGTTATGAATATCATGAACGCACTTCGTAACAATGCTAGTAACAATTATAAAGATTATGTACCACCTATGACAGACGTTTCAGAACTTCGTCAGATTGGTAAGATTATCATGGATGTTCCAGTACTACAGAATGAGTTCTTATCAGCACTCGTCAACAGAATTGCACTGGTGCGTATTACATCAAAAATGTTTGACAATCCTTGGTCAAGATTTAAGAAAGGTTTCCTTGAATATGGTGAAACCATTGAAGAAGTATTCGTTGACCTTATCAACGTTTACCAGTTTGATGCAGAGAAAGCTGAAACTGAACTGTTTAAGCGTGTAAACCCTGACGTACGTGCAGCTTTTCACGTTATGAACTATCAGAAGTTTTACAAAGTAACAGTTGAACGTCAGAAACTTGCAAAGGCTTTCTTATCAGCAAGTGGTATGAATGAGCTTATCACTTACATCATGACAGCCATTTACACAAGTGCAAGCTATGATGAGTTCCTTACAATGAAGTATCTTCTTGCAAGGAATATTCTCAATTGTAGAATGTACCCCATTGAGATTGATGCTGTTGCAGAAGCAAACATGAAGTCAATAGTTGCAACTGTTAAAGGAACATCAAATCTTCTTGAGTTCCCATCAAGAAAGTACAACCCAGCTGGTGTATTCCAGCATACTGATAAAGTAGACCAGTACATCCTTATTGATGCAAACTTTGATGCACAGATGGATGTAAATGTTCTTGCTAGTGCTTTCAACATGGACAGAGCACAGTTTATGGGTAACAGAGTTCTCATTGATGGCTTTGGTAATCTTGATAATGAAAGACTTGCAGAGCTGTTTGCTGATGACCCTTATTATGTAGAGATTACAGCAGATGAAATGACAGCTCTTAATCAGATACCTCTTGCAGTTGTTGACGAGAACTTTTGGATGGTTTATGACAATCTTAATGAGTTCAGAGAAGTTGAGAATGGACAGGGATTGTACTGGAATTACTTCTACCACCAGTGGAAAACATTCAGCACATCACCTTTCTCAAATGCAATCGTCTATGTTCCAGCTACACCAGCTGTTACAAGCGTTACAGTTACACCCGAGTCAGCAACAGTTAGTGCTGGCACATCACTTGCACTTACAACCGCTGTTGTTACAACTGGATATGCACCACAGACTGTTACATATTCCAGCAACAATGACAAGGTTACAATTACAGAGGGTGGCGTAGTTCAGATTGATGCTGATGCTACTGGCACAGCTACAATTACTGTTACATCAACCTTTGATGCTACAAAGAGTGATACAGTGGCTCTCACTATATCATGATAGCCGAGTAATTTAGATAATAGGGCTATGGAGTAATGTGAATAATGTTTCACGTGAAACATAGCCCTATTAAAATAAGGAGAAAAGATATGGCATATATACAGCCTAACAGCACAATACAATTTTTCAAGGGTATCAATCTTGATAACAGATATATGCACACAATCTATTTTGCAAGTGTTAATGCGCAAGATGCGTGGTTTACTGGTAAAGTTAATAAAACAATCAGTGGTCATTCTTATCAACGTTATACTGTGAACCAGCTAAAGGTAAAAGGTGACGCAACAGAATTTCTTGAGTATACATATATGCGCTTTATGAATGATAGAAGCGTAGATATGTGGTTTTATGCATTTATAACTGCTGTTGATTACATCAACGAGAATACTGTTCTTATCACCTATGAAATAGATGTAATGCAAGCATGGTTTATACAAAAAGGTAGTGTACGCCCTTGCATGGTTTTACGTGAACATGTAACAGATGATACCTTTGGTCATAACCTTGAAGCTGAACCCATTGGAAGTGATGTATATGATGCTGATGAAATTTTAAATGGAACATCAAAAATCTTTGGTGATGCTTTCGACCATTATAGTTTAGTAACACAAACAACTGGTGCAAGTGGTACAGATGAGCACATGGTACAAGGATTGTTTACTGGATGTGTTTATGAAGCCTATGATGCTGACAATCAAGGAGATGGAAACCATATTTATGCTGATTTACAATCAAAACTTGGTAGCTGGAACTTACAGCAACAGCAAGAAGTTGTAATAGATTTATACACAGTTCCCAGTTTTTGTACTGGAGCTAATACTGGTCATTTATCTAGTGGTAGTGAAATTGTTATACCAAATAAGTATGATAATTACACACCTAAGAATAAGAAATTATTTATGTATCCATTTTCATATCTTATGCTTACAACTCATGCTGGTGATACAGCCATCTATCGTTGGGAATATTTTGATGGTACGATTGGTAGTCCTTGTCAGTTTGAAGTTGATGGCACAATGGTTGGTGGTGGAGAAATAAGGTGTTATCCAAGAGCTTACAATGGGCAAGAACATAATGTTGATAGTGGAATTGTTTTTAATAATTTCCCTAAGAACTGTGCAAATTATGACGCTTACCAAGCATGGATTGCTGGTGGTGGAAGTGCAAGACTTGATAATGATAGAGTTGTAAATAGTTTCAAGGGCGTTGGCGGAATAATGCCAAGTCTAGGCGGATTACTTCGTACTGCCATAGGTGGTACAACAAGCACTGGTACAAATATTGAAACTACATACCAGCCAAGCGGTACATCCTTAAATGGTAACCCTATCATGACACCTACTCAGCAAGTTGAAACACAATCACAGCGTAATAATTCGCCAAACTTTGGTGCTGGCATGGGGTTTGTTGGTAGCCTTATGAGTGGTATTGGTGGTATCATTGAAGCTAAAAACAATATGCAGTATACTTTCAATGATGCAAGCTATGTACCAAATACTGTTGTAGGAAAACCATCTTCTTGTCTACCAATTGCACAGAGAGATTTTGATATTTACTTTTTCCATGTTCATGTACGTGATGACGAAGTTAAACGACTGGATGATTTCCTTTCTTGCTATGGTTATCAAGTTAATAAGGTTAAAGCACCGAATCTTACTGGTAGACAGTATTGGAACTTTGTTCAGACAAAGGATTGTGTGATTGCTGGAAATATGCCAGCTAGTTCAAAAGAAGCTATTGCAAGAATTTTTGATAGTGGTATCACTTTTTGGCACAATGGTGACAATGTAGGAAACTACGCTATTAGTGTTACTAATGATACAATCAACAATCCAATATTATAATAAAGGAGATTAGAAATGAGTAGAAATAAATTCAAGAACCCACCCAAAGTTGTTAGTGCTGGTATTGGCGATAGCAAGAGCTTTTGGGAAAGCGCAAATGATAATGAATGGTCAGCAATCTATTATCTCAATCGCTTGACAGAACTTGCTATGGCTATGTTTGAATGGAAGAACTTGCCTAAAACTATTGATTGGAGATTTTTGGAGTACATTCTTTACTACAATGGACAGATACTATTCTTTAAAGAAGATGGGCTTGATGAATATGTAGTAACAAAGTGTGCGCTTAGTGGTAAGATGAACTTTTACAGAGTTCCCGAAGATAGGAGAGCTTTTGCTGACAATGGTTATCAAGCAAACCTTAACGAGAACAACAGTGTTGTAATTTACAACAATATGCTTCGCTTACCTACATACCCAGCTATGATGTTCTATGCTAGAAAACTTTGGGAGATTGATAGAGTAATAGACATTAATATCAAGGCACAGAAAACACCAGTGCTTATCCTTGCAAACGAGGATGAACGCCTTACCATGAAAAATGTATACTTACAATATGACGGCAACCAGCCAGTTATATATGGTTCAAAGTCTATGGGTCTTAATGACAACATTCAAGTGCTCAAGACTGATGCACCTTATCTTGCTGATAAACTGATGGAACAGAAGAACCAAATATGGAATGAAGCTATGACATATCTTGGTATCTCTAATGTATCATATCAGAAGAAAGAACGACTTATAAGTAATGAAATTACTAGGTCAATGGGTGGTACTATTGCCAGCAGACTGTCAAGGCTGGAAATGAGAAAAGAAGCATGTCAGCAGATAAATGATATGTTTGGTCTTAATCTTGATGTGGAGTTTAGAGAAGATTTCCAAGAGCTTGTTGACATTGACGAGGGTTTCAATAGTGGAAAGGAGAAAGAAGATGAGTAAGTATACTACCGAGGTACGCTTTATTTGCGAAAGCTATGCTGGGCTTGATGAAAGTGTGGACTATGACCACGTTGAAGAAGTAATTGAAAATTCATACAAAAAGATTTTTAAAATCAATGAAATTCCTATGTTCAATGGGGAAACAGAAGCCCATAGAGCTGGACTTTTTAAGAAAATTCTGTTACACTATTATACAAGAGAGATAGGTTACGAAACAGTCGGTCTTTGGAAACTCAAACTTAATCAAAAGTTAATTGAGATAATGCCATATTACAACCAGCTTTATGAAAGTGAGTTAATCCAGTTCGACCCTTTGAAGAATACAGACGTAACCAAAACGCATGAGGGTGAGTACAATGATGATGAAAAGGTAGACAACATTCGTGATACCGAGGGTCACAGAGGTACTCACACCGAGCAGACAAGTGATACCACAGAGGATACAACCCTTAGACATTCCAAGACCACAACTCAAGGAAATGATGTGCGTACAAATGATATACTCAGCCAAGGTGATAGCTGGCAGTTATTTAGTGACACACCACAAGGCGGACTTAATGGTATTACAGAAGCTAGTGGAGTTGACAGCGTTGGCAACAACAGCTACCTCACTAATGCGACAAGAATATTGACAACACCTGACGAACAAAGCGTTACACAGACACATGGCAACATTGTAGAAACGTATAACGCAGACGGTGACAAGGCTGACCAAGTTGCTGGTCACGCAAGTGTTGAAACACAAGTCACAGAAAATACCACTGGAAAGACCACAGACGATAACACAAAGAATACCAAAGGCACAGACGAATACGAAGATAAGGATATTGGTAAAGTTGGTACAGAAACGTACAGCGAAATGCTTGAAAAGTTTCGTAAGACGTTTTTGAATATCGACATGATGGTGATTAAAGAACTTGAGCCACTATTTATTGGCTTATGGTAAAATGTTTCACGTGAAACAATTGCGTGAAGGAAGGTTAAAGATATGGATGTACGATATGCGATAATTGATAAGATTTCAACTATCCGAGTACGCTGTAATAAGATACTACCAGCTACTTATGGTGAAAGCCTTTCTTACATGGAAGCAATTGCTAAGTTGGCATACAAGGTCAATGAAACAATTATAGCTGTTAATGGACTTAATGACAACGTTGATGCTCTTAATGATGCTGTTATTGAGTTCGGTACAAGATTATCAGCTGTTGAGGGTGAAATTGATGGTTTTGAGCAAGAGGTTAATAATCGTTTTAACCAGCTTGAAACACAGATTAACGCAAGTGTTGATGCTAAACTGGCAGAGGTTGATACAGCTATTGCTGGTATTGATAGTAAGCTGGAAAGTGTTGTGCAAGAACAGCAGAGATTTGAAAATGATGTTAATTCAAGGATAACAACTCTTGAACACACATTGACAAACATTATCAATGATGAGCTGGCATACCTTAATGAAATGTATTCAAGACTTGCTGGAGAATTGCGTAGCTATATTGAAGAAAAGGTTGAAGAGGCTATAAGCGATATTCCCGATTTAACAAATATTTACGTGATTGACCCGACAACTGGTATTCTTTCAAAGGTTAATGATGCTATTACCAACATCTTCTACTTTGAACTTGTTGAAGCACTTACCATTGACGAGTACAATAGGTTGCAGTTGACTGTTAATGAGCTTAATGATTTGATGGTTGACAGCATACCAAGAGGTTTTACAATCCATGAGTGGCTTAATCGGGCTAAGACATGGCTGGTTAAACAGCTGGATATTGCTAGGGTTGAGTTTCTTGCATATCCTCACAGTGCTGTATGGGATTACCTTGCTGGTAAGAAAGTATGGCATGATAGGAATGTTGATATTAACCAAATGCTTGTGCAGATTAGCGGTGGTTATAGTTGCGGTGAATTGGGTGATATGAGTATCACTTTTGGTGATATAGCAGATGCTAGTATTAGTTGCATAGATTATGTGATGAAAGCCAATATGATACTTACTTAAAGAAAGGAGAAAGATATGCACACAAATAAAACAACAAATTATGAATTGCCACAGTTTGTTGGTAGTGACATTATCAACCCTCTTACTGATTTCAATGATGCGTTTGAAACTATTGACACACAGATGAAGTCAAATGCTGACGCTGGTAGTACCAATGCTGATGATATTACAGCTCTTGCTACTAGAGTGCTGGAGAATGAGGGTGATATTTCAGCTCTTGAAACACAGAATGGTAGTGAGGTTCTTAATACTACCAAGCAGACACTTAGCGGTGCTGTTAATGAACTTGATGCAGAGATTAACACAGCTAATACTGGTCTTGAAGCTAGGGTTGGTACAGCTACACTGTTGACAACTGCAACTGATTGTAGAAGTGCAATCAATGAACTGTATCAGATGATACAAGCATTGCAGTAAAACTAAGGAAAGGAGAAAAGTTTTATGAGTTCAACTAATAAAACTACTTATTATGAACTACCTCAGTTCGTGGATAATGATATTTTTAATCCGCTGGTAGATGATAATGATGCTTATAGCAAGATTGATACAGCTTTGCATAACATTGCTAATGCCGAAGCTGATGATGCCAGTGAGATTGTTGGTATTAAGAGCAGGCTGAATAGTGCAGAGGGTAATATTGATGCTCTTGAAGCGCAGAATGGTAATAGTGTGCTTACAACCACAGCACAGACTTTGAGTGGTGCTATCAATGAAGTTAATGCCGAAGCTGATGCATTAGCTGGTAGAGTTACTAATGTTGAGGATGATATTAACAATGCATCTACTGGTCTGAAAGTTAAGGTCACAGCTCTTGAAACACAGAATGGTAATGAGCATCTTAATACTTCGGCACAGACACTTAGTGGCGCTGTCAATGAACTTGATGCAGAAGTTGGTACGCTGAATAAACTCACAAAAATTGTAACACCACAGATGTTTGGTGCTGTGGGTGATGGCGTTACAGATGATACAGATGCCTTTACAGCTTTAACTGCTTATTTAGACAATCTTATTACTGCAAGAAATATGCATGACCATAGACCTAGTGGATATAAAGGTGGTATTACACTTCATATCCCTAGCGGTACATATATTTTAAGTGAACCATTTGTAATACCATCTTTTATCAAGGTCGTTGGTGATGGAAATGATAGCACCTTTTTGAAATTTTCATCTAGCGAATATGGTATATCATTAGATGGTAAACCATTTAATGGGTTAAAAACATATAGTGGCACTATTAAAGATATTTGTATTGTTATGGATGGCACTGGCATTGGTTTATCAAATGCTGGGCGTTCTACATCTATAGCAAATCAGAACACTATCTCGGATGCAGAATTTTCTAATATTCGTGTTACTAATGCTAAAGCTGGTGTACTGATACAGGGTGCTTGGAACTCTTTATTTGACCATATTGTCTGTGAGGGTTGTTCCTATGGCTTTATTATGGATAGAAATACATTTGATGGCGGTAATAATAATAATAGGCTTATCAATTATATGGGTACAAGTTGTAAAAACTGTGGACTGTGGTGTAGTGCAAGTGGCTTGTATACAGAAAATCTGAACATTGAGTCTATAGGAAATGTGTGGCAAGGTGAATACTCAGATGAAAGTATTACCATAAATGGCAAGACATATTCAACTGAAAATCCTTGTGCTGTATATATTACTGGAACTGTTAGAGCAGATTTTATATCACCTTGGTTTGAACGTATTACTACTGTTAATGAAAATATCAATACTTATGCATTTTTATTTGCTAACTTAGACTCTGATGCAAATGATTATCCATTAACACGTGTTACTATTGACTCTCCACATTTTAATAATGATGTGTATAGACCAATTAAGTGTGATGGCAATGTATATTTATATGTATCTAAAGTCTTTAGAAATCTTGGTGATTATCCATTAGCAGAGTTGACAAATGTTTCTACACATGGTATGTATGTTTTTAGAGATATGACACAGTATCAAGCTGATTTAGTAACAGCAAGCCCAGTTGCCACTTATAATCAGATTATATTTGAAAATATAAGAGCAACAATGGGTGCTTATGGTGTTAATAATACATATTTTAATAGCAATTCAATAGCGTCAATAGTTGATAGGTCATATTATAAATATGCCACTAATTCAGCTTATGACTGCGCACAATATAAAATATTTAGCACATCAAATAAAACAATTAACCATGTTACGAACGATGTTGTTAGCATTAAAGAATACTATGGCGATATTAAAGCAATAGGCTTACCACAAAATGTAGGTACTGTATCTGTTACAAGCGGTGCAACCAAAGTTGACATTATCCATCAAACGGATAAAACAAACTATTGTGTTATGCTTATTGCAGAAGATGCAACAGCCACACAAACATTAAAAGAGGGATATTATATATCCGCAACCGCATGGAATAAACTTACAGTTACATTTAATCAAGCATTTTCAGCGGATGCCACGTTGCATTATTTTGTAATGACTTCATAAGGAGAGTTGCTATGAGTATAATAGAACACACAACTAAATTGTTGTTGACCCAGTTCAAGGGTAGTTCTATTAAGCCAGCGTTTCTTGAGTATTATACAGCTGACATGAAAAAGCTGGATGATTATGCTATAGGGGCGGATGCTAGATTGTCCGCCCTTGAAGCAGAAGATATTGCGCTGGATGGTAGATTAGATACTCTTGAGGGTTGGAAAACGAATACTGTTGACCCAGCACTTACTTCTTATGACAATAGGCTGGATGCTATTGAAGCTGTTCTTGAGAATATCAGTGACCAAAATATCAGAGATTTGATGGAAAGATTATCGGCTCTTGAGAACAAGGTTAATGCTAATACTCTTGCTATTAGTGGACTTGCCAGCAGGGTTGATGCTCTTGAAGATACTTTGCAAGAATTACGTAATGCAATTGCAAGTAATAGTGCTGATATTGTTGCGCTTGATAAACGTATTAGCAAACTAGAAGATTGCTGTGAAGAAGTGCAAGGAAAGTTAGCTGATATTGATGCTACACTTTTGGAACACGCTGGACTTATCAGTGGACTTAGAACTGATGTTGATAGGAACACGCAGAACATCCAAGCTAATGCAGAAGATATTACAATACTTGCTGGCCAGATTGGTACTATCAATACTAATGTCAATGCACTATTAAATGACATGGATGTGCAACACATTATTGAATTTGCTGGTGTGAATACACAGAGCTTTAGTGCAAAAGGATTGACATTTAATCTTGTATCAGAGGGTGGATGGTGTCACTGTGTTATTACTGGAACAATTAATGTTGACATTGCTGATAATGATACTTGGAACGAAGTTGTACCCGAGGGATTTATACCAGCTGTTGACGTTGTTAGTTCGCCAGTTGTACCTAGTGGTATT